TCTCTATGGCAAGAACAAAGAGGAATATCAGAAATGGGTAGCCAAGAATCCGGAGATGGCAGCCCCGATTGCTTATCAAGAAGGGGCCTACCAGCATCCAGAGTTACTAAAAGACTATAAGTATTATATCTATGAACTGGCAAATATTATGCCGTTTATTATCACGGCTTCCGCTATGGCGGTAGCTACCGGCGGTGTTGGTCTGCCGATGATGTTGGGTACGGCGGCTATTATGGCGCCGGTCGAGGGCCAGGCAGTCTATGAGGATCTGGTAAACGCTGGGGCTCCCGAAGATAAAGCTGCTGAACTGGCGGCGATATCCGGAGCCATCATGGGCCTGCTTGAAAGTGCCGGCAGGATACCGCTACTGAGACAGATAAGCCCATTGCTATTTGGCCAGTTCAAGCGTAGGGCTATCTCAGAGTTGAGCAAGAAGACACTGGCAGAGACTATTCTCAAGTTTGGGCGTAACTTTACTATTGTCCAGTTTTCCGAGGTAGCCACTGAGGTAGCACAGGAAGTCGTCAGCAACGTGGCTGTAGGCTTCTACGATGAGAATAGAAGCATATTAGATAACCTACCCGATATAGCGGTCAAGACGGCGGTGGCTACCCTGCTGCCATCGGGTCTTGCTGCCGGCGTATCGGTCCGTATGGTCAGTCCTCTTGAGCAATCAGGGCTAAGTGAAATCCAGAAGAAAGCCCGGGGCTGGCTGAAGGACGAAAAGGGTAACTGGTTTGAGCAACTGAAGAAGGTGGTCAGGGACGAGAGAGGTTCTCTCAGGTTAGTTCCTGAAGAGTCAGAAGCCGAACTTGCGAAAAAGCGAAAAGCGCTACTGGTGAGGGAACGCAGGGGTCAGGATGTTTCTGCGGAGATATTTGAAGTTGACCAGAAAATAGCAGCATTAAGAGGCGAACCAACTATCGAGGGCAGGGCTCAAATCAAATATGGTATAGACGTAAGTAAAGCTAGTGAAGCCGAGTATGTTAAGGCAGGACTAGCCTCACATAAAGAGTCGTTAAAAGGTACTGGTTTTCCGTTAAATATTAAAGAGCAAACGAGAATACTAAAGGAGGAATACCAAGCATTAAAGGTTGAGCCAGTAGCCCCCATCACCGAGACTGGCGCACAGATAGCCAAAGAAGTAGGGATTCGGTATGACGGAATTCAGGAAGGTTTGGGGATGCAGTTCACCGACCCGGTGACAGGGACCACCTTCTACGCTCAGTCCGTTGCCGAAGCGGAGCGAAAGCTGGCAGAGAAGAGGGCGTTATTTGCCGAACCCGGTATGCCCGAAGCTGGTGTTCAGCGTGGTATGTTTGGCGAAGAGAGAGTAGTCCGGCCACCCGGAAGAGGCAGGATTACTCAGATATCGATGGAAGACCAGCTAAAGCTCAAGGAATATGAGCAAGCGGCTGCGGCTTATGAGGCTGAGGCGGAGGTTGCAGGGCTAAGGGAATTCTTGGCGACTGACCCGGTTGCCCGAAAAAGAATACAGATTGCCGGTAAAAAGGTTGGGCTTGATTTCTTTATCTCATTGAGGGAGCAGACCTTCCCTGAATACTTTACTGTTAAGCAGGCTGAGCAGTTATATCCTGACCATAGTTTTGCCAAGTACGCTCAGAAGGGAGTGCCTGAATATAACAAAGTTCCAAAAGATGAAGCCCTCGATGATTTGACCAAAGAATTCGGGCTCAGTCCTGATGAGATTGCCGAGCGAGTCATGCGTATTCGTGAGGCAAAGAGAAAGATAAAGGCTGTAAAGGTTTCGGCAGCAGAGATATCCAGGTCTGTACCTGAGATAAAGCCAAAGGATATCGTTCTATCTCCCACTGGTGAAAGGATGCTGACACCGGCTCAGCGTACTAGAACCTTAGAGGTCTTTGGTAATTATGTGATGGGAGCCAAAGCGATCGACGCCTGGGCGCTGACTGAAGAGTTAAGGCGTGAGACGAAGACAGGCCAAGCCGAGAATCTGAAGGCCCGGGCCCAGGAACTTATGATTCAAGAGGGTATGCCGGCTGAAGAGGCCATAAAGCAAGCGATTAAAGAAACTCTCTCCGGTAAATTGCCAGTTGTCGAAACTGACTACCTCGATGACCTTTCCGACCAGATGCGGAATGTACTTTTTCAACAGGTGGCCGAAAAGATGAGGGATTATCCCTTTGAAATGGCGGCCACCTATACCGCTCTGGTCAACGCTTTACCTCAGAGAGATGAGGCCGGAAAGCTGATACGCCATGCCCGGGCCATACCTCGTAAGAAAGGCCCCGGCAGTATTCTATTCCCTGAAGGCGGTTCCGCCTGGGATAGACTGAACTACGTCTTTGGTGAGCAGCCGCAGGTGATGAAAGCACTTGATACGATTTCAAAAGAGGGCCGGACAATAGAGGAAGTAGTCGAGGGCGTCTTCCATGAGATAGGCCGGGATTATGTGCCGATCGATGCTGACATGGCCGAGTACCTGAGAACACTATCCGGCATACCTTTCGGCTACAGAACTATGATGGAGCCTGCGTTTGAGATACCGGTTGTCCAGGATTTGAGGACTGAGGGCGATCTGGCCTTTGCTATATCAGAATTAGATCTGAGTCAGCAGTTAGCCGAGGGTAAGATTACATTCGACGAGTTCCAGCTAAAGAGAATGGAGGCCCGGGATAGGGCTTATCCACTGCCACCAGTGGCAAAGTACGAAGTTCCGATTGATAATGCTATTAAGGAACTCCCACTCTGGCCGACTCCTGCTACGGATATAGTTATCAGGGCTCTTAAAGAACTGGGGATGGCACCGGTAGATATCGGTAACTTCCTTAGAGCTAACAAGGCATCATTCGACTTCTCGTTTTGGAGACAGCAAGCACCGCTTATTGTCAGCCATCCGATATCCTTTGCCCTGGCCAACGTCGAGGCATGGAAGGCGATATGGAGTCAGAAGTCGGCTGAGGCTTCATGGTCGAGAATTACTCAAGATCCGCTTTACCAGTTTTATGAGGTATGTGAAGAGGCTGGCGGCGACTTTCTCCGGCCACTCATTATACAGAAGGGAACCGGGCAGTGGCGAGGTACTGAGGAATTCGGTTATGCAAAGGGTGTTGAGCGAATACTGCCGAGATTTACGGCTTGGTTACCTCATGTCAGGGTATCTCAAAGAGCCTTTGAAACTGGCACTAATGAGCATAACTGGCTGATATTCAAGAACTACTATAAGGCTATGCTCAAGCTCAGTGCACAGTACGCTTCCGGTAAAAAGACGTTGAAGCCGGGTCAGGCTTTTGATATAAAGCAAGAAATGATTGCCTTCTCTAAGAGCCTTGCCAACTTCACAGCTCGAGGCTCCCTAGGTAAATACCAGATAGCTGCGCCGGCATTAAGCGCCATGTTCTTCGCTCCCCGGATGGCAATAGGTAGGATACTTTCCATAACTGACTTGCTAAATGCCAATCCCCGGGTAAGAACTGAGGCATGGAAGAACGCTGCGCTATTCGTCAGTACGCTTGGCGGAATTGTTCTAATGGGTGCTATGGCCGGCTGGTGGGAAGTAGAAAGGGACCCGAGAAGCGCTGAGTATATGTCAATCAGGATTGGCAAGACCAGAGTGGACCCCTGGGGTGGCTTCCGGCAGTTCCTCGTCTTCTTTACCCGGGCTATTACCGGCACAGGCGTCTCAAGTGTGACTGGTGCCGAGTATAAGCCCGATCCCCTTGACCTCATCCAGAACCTACTCAGGGGCAAGGCGGCTCCGCTAATGTCTTTACTGCTTGATTTCTGGAAGGGCAGGAACTTTGTGGGTGAAGAGGTTGACGTAAAGAATAAGGAACAGTGGGCGGAACGTATAGCTCCGTTTGCTGTTTGGGATATCTACGAAGCGTACAGGGACGACCCGGTTACCGCTTTAGAGGTAGCTATACCGGCTATAGTTGGCGCCGGCGTCCAGACTTACACCGGCGATTGGGTGGATAACTTTCCTAAGCTGGGCTTGCCGAAGTACACTGACAGTCTTCCTTACGGAGTACGCACACCATACTATACTACCGAGGACTTTTGGGCGGATACGGCATCGCAGTTCAAGGGCGTTGACCCGGCAACTAAGACAGCAACTAAGGGCTTCCCGGAATATATCCGGGCAATCGCTGAGGCCCGGGCTATCAAAGAGAGACAGAGTATCTTACCGAATGAGAAACTCTTTAAGGTAAACGCTGATGCGGCTAAGGGTACTACCTTCGCTCAGTATTACCAGATGTGGCGTGAAAGGGAAGCGCTTGTAGCCACCGGTGACGAGGAAAAGCTGAAGGAATGGGATGCTGACGAGAGACATAATAAAGTCTATCTAGGCAATATCTCTCAGCAGCAATTCTCTTTGCTTATGGAATATCACTCTATTACTGATGAGGATCTGAAGGCCGAGTTCCTTGAAAAGCATGAGGCTGAGATTGGTATCAATCCTCGCCTTGATTATCTGCGTAGTCACCCGAGCGAAAACGCACAGTTGGCTATATGGGGACAGGCTGAACTAATGAGCAAGGCTGCTTATGAAGAATTCCTGACGCTACAGAAAATCCTTGACATTCCGGATAACGGACTACCCACGATGATATTGCCGTCTGAAGCGTCTGCAGATAACTACTTTGAAAGGGAAGCGGCGGTCCAGGAGTTCGGCGCCATGAGTGCTGAGGCAATGATAGTGCTGGCTCGGGACCCGGAGTTGCTTAAATGGTATCAGGATGAGGCACTGAAGATGGGTGCCGATGCCCTGAATAAACCCCCTCAGCCGGAGCGATACTACGAACTGAAGGTCAAGAACCGGGCTGAAAGGGAGTATTACAAGACGTTGCTGGATAAGGACTCGCCGGAGTATATCGAAGATGAGGATGACCGGCGTACTGCCTTCTATAAAGAATTCCCGGACAGTGAATTCTTCGATGATGAAATGAGGACTGAGGCGCTATCTGCCGGCTTCGATGATGTTCAGATAGAGGCGTGGGTAGAACGTGGCCGACTGGTAAGCGAGTATAGTGGCGGCAGTCCTCTGGTAAAGGAATGGGCATTTGAGAACCCGAAAGCCTATGAAAAGGCACTTGAGGAAAGTATGCTGAAGGACCGGGGCGGCCTGGCCACTGAGGAAGAGCGTGGCCATTACGACGAGTGGGTGGAGCCGGCGATACGGCTGCAGTCCAAGAACGTCAAAGAGGATGCATACTGGAATGAGCTGGGCGATAAGAATTCTCCGGAGACTTACATCGATGATATGGACAAGCGCCGGGCAGCGTTTCTCAAGGAGTTTCCTGATAGCGAATACTTCGATGACCTTGAGAAAGTCGAGGCTTATAAGGCTGGCTTCACCGATACGGAAGCCGATTTGTGGGCTGAGAGAGGCCGGCTGTTAGGCACTGTAGAACCTCAAAGTGCTGAGGCAAAGATATGGATGGTGGACCATCAGGACGTATTCGATAAAGCCTTAGACGGTGGCCTACTGACCGATGATGGAAGTACTTGGAATGTTCCAGCACTCAGGATAACCGTCCGGTGGCGTACTCAGGACAATGAGTACAACGCTATCGATGGCGATGACTCCGAGGCCAGAGTTGCTTATCTGGCTGCCAATCCGGAATACCGCATGGACCGGCGCCGCCGCCAAGCCTATCAGATGAAAAACAAGCTGACCGGTGAGACATTCCCGGAAGACCAGATTGAGAACTTTGTCGCCTATAACGAACTGGAAGCCAAAGGTATGCGTCAGGAGCGCTTCCTGATTGATAATCCTGAATTCGCTACAGCCATGCACGACGTTGGCGGCATCGATATACCCAAGCCTGAAGACGTGCCGGCGGTGCAATACGACAATATCTACGATGAGAATAAAGCTGACTTCGATAGACTTGAGGGCCTTGCCGATAATGAATCTGAGCACTATATCGTTGATGAGGACGAAAGGGAACGAGAAAGAAACTCCATGCGATTTGATAATGAGGGAAAATATACCGCCTTCGGCCTGGCCGAGCTCCGGAGAAATGCGTATGGCAAGTTCGTTCCGGAGCAATATATCGAAGCCTACGTTGGCTACTATACAATCATCGGTGAGGGCAAGCCGGATAACTGGAAGCTGGATACCGGTACTGACCTGTGGTATGCCGATGACTGGTTCCTTATTGAGAATATCGAGTTCTACCGGGACGTCTACCGGGATCAGTTTGGCAATGAGAAAAAGGATTTCAGCAAAGTACCCAGCCGGGAAGTCTTCAACCTTTATCTGGACTATCTGGCACAACCTCATCTGAAGGCAAAGGACGACTTCAGGATGGCTAACCCGGCACTCGACGCCTGGCTGGTATTGAAGTTCGACTACACGCCGGTCTCTGAGAAGGTCAGGCGTGAGAACTTGACTGCCTATGAGCGCTTTATAGAAGAGTGGGCCGAAAGAGGCGGTGCAATCGAAGAGCGATTGAAGGCATTAAGGGAGTAAGCCTTGACTTATTGTTAAGGTAGTATATACTCTAACAAGGGGAGGAAACTCATAATGTTGGACGGAGCTGGAAATGAACAGGACAAAGGCTCGACCGAAAACTTGAGCCAACCTTCTGCTCTTGAAAAGCTAACTTCAGGCATTGAGGAAGGCAAGCAGTATACAGGAGCAGAAACTAAAAAGCTGGTGGAGGATGCTCTTTCGGCGGATGGCCGGGAGCAGAAGACCCGGGCTGAAGCAGCCGAGGCGGAGAACAAACTTCTTAAAACTGAGGTCCAGACGGTAACCGACCATGTAACTACCCTCACTACTCAGATGACCGAGATTACCAGAGCCCAAAACGAAGCTGAAGCTGCGGCAAACAAGGACAATCCAGAAGCCCTGACATCGCTAAGAGTCAAACAAGCGCAAGCCAGAGAGGAAATAAGGCAGAAAGGCATTGAAGCCGAACAAAAGAAGACGGCTGATACCCTTAAAGTTGGGCAAGACGCACTCACCAAAGCCACGACTTCTCTTAATATCCAAGTGGCAGCTATGAACGCAGGCGTTGATAAAGCAAAACTGGAAGAGCTTGTTCCAGATGGCGATGAGAAGCGACTGGCTAGTGCAGCTACACTACTTAAAGCTCAGGCTGCGCCGGAGATTGATCCTGTTACCGGTAAACCACCGGGCCTGACCACACAACCTGCTTCTACGAAATCTGCTGGGGGAGATTCCAAGAGCGTATCAGAGAGTATGCTCGAAAAGGCGAAGGCGAAAGCCGGAGCTAAATAAACTGGAGGGAATACCCAATGCGGAAAGCAAGAACTTTATGCAGGCAAGCATGGGGCATTACCCAATTCATCTTTGCTATGCCTATTTTGCTTGCGATGGGCCTTCTGTCAGGTGGTTACTGGAATAACCTGGCTGAAGTGCTGAAGGCAACGACCCCGACGCTTATCCCTGGCGTCGTGGACGACAATGCGAAGCGTGGCAACCCCGTTGATATCATCGGCTTTGTCCAGGCCAACCACACCGGCGAATATATCCGATGGCTTCGTGAAGCAACGAACCTTGAGGATAGCGTTGCCGATATCGGTCAGGGCGGAGCGACAGTATTCAGCGAGGGCGCTACCTTCGATGCTCAGACAGCAGTTCTCCGTATAGCCTACATAATGACGAAGCTGGATAAATACGATAACGCCATCTGGCAGACCGTCAACGACTACGAGAGATTGATGCTCGAGGGCAACATGAGGGATTTGACCAAGAAGCTCGGCTCGAAGATTATCTATGACGACTTCACCTACGACGGCACCGGCCTGTCAATGGATGGTCTTCACGCTTGGGCAGCTACCCAATGGGGTCAAGCCTGGGATATCGACGAGGGTGAAGGGGCTCTATCACTCGAAAATATGCGAATCATCAGCGACGAACTGAGGCATGGCTTCGACTACTGGCTGATGCCCTTTGCACTTGCTCGTCAGATTGACCGGGTATACCGGGAACTCGGTATCGCTGCTCTGAAAGCTGATACAGCCGGCGCCCTGGGTCTGATTGGCTACGCCACAAATGAGGCTGGCGGACGGACACTCATGTTTGACAACAAGCCCATAATCCGTTCCGACTTTATGGTGGCAGAACAGGTCAACACAGGTCAGGGCACAACTTCCGGAGACGCCAGAGCACCTTACACTTCCGGAACCAAAATGTACTCCATCTTCGCAGTCAAGCTCGGGATGACAACCCTGGGCGAGATTGATCCTGGTGTCAAAGTAGCGTTTGGTAAGACCGAGACAGACGGAGAGTTCTTCAATCTGGAATACTTCGACAAACTCGAAGGCTATATCGGTAGGGCGATGCGCCTTGCTTCCTACACCAACCTCATCGTTGGAAGCAAATGGGGCTTAGGTCGAATCACCGACATTACCAACGCTGCACCTACGGCTGGATAAGGGAGGAAGGATTTAATGAACATACAGCAAAATATTCAACTCGAAAATGGTGGGACGATATGGCTACCACCAAGTCCTACCTACCCTAACACCGCTATTCCTGATTTGAGCAAACCGGATGCCGCTCAGCAGTATGACATCGGTTGTGCTTATACCATGAACGGCAAAGCGTTCTACTATGCCTATGCTTCTGGTGCTTGCACTGGCTCGAAGCTCGTTTGTAAGACCTATAAGCAGGAAGTTAGCTATCAGAGTATAGGTGCCGATGCTGCCATTTACGCCACTTCAATAGTCCTGACAGTAGGAAGTAGCGATGGCATTGCTGCCGGTGGTGTAGTAGCTAAAGACTACCTGAAGGGTGGTCAGGTGGTAGTGTTCACAGCAGATGGCAACACATACTTTACAAGGGGCATTGTTTCCAATACTGCTGTCGCTGCCGGCGGCGGCACTACGACAGTTGAACTTGATGCTCCTATCCCGGCAGCCTTAACTACATCCGATAACGCAGAAGCATCGGCAAACCCCTGGAGAGATGTGTTTGACTCTACCGCTGCTTGGATGACTAAGCTCGGTATTCCGACTTGTTATACCGCAGGGAGTCAATACCTCTGGGTTCAGACTTGGGGACTTAGTTGGGTAGCTCCGCAGTCAACTCTTGGCACTGCTGGTTATCATCAGGCAGTTTCTAGGCACGATGGTTCTGTCCAACACCCGGACACTGTTGACCTGAATATCTCTGACCAGATTGTCGGTTACACAGTAAGTTGGGGAGCTGGGGGAACTCAGGCTGCTCCGTTCTTATTCCTACAAATAGCTCATCCGTAAGGGGGATGGCTCATAAGTATTCTGGGGAGGGGGATTCGCTCCCCCCCCCTATTAACAAGGAGAGTTTAATGGAAGAGCTAAAATTAGCATGGCCTGTAGATAAATGCCCAGCCTGTAATTTTGACCTCAGAGAGGCGACACCAAAGGCCACCGAGAAGGGCAAAGATACCAATGGGAAACTCATCTGGACTGACTTTTGCCGTCAGTGTGGGCATGGCCTAGTTGTGGGTGCCAGGGAATTACCACCGCCGCCGGCTGAGGAACTGGCCAGAATGGAAGCCGCACCTATCATTGGTAGTGAAACCAAGCCTGAAGTAAACCCTGACCCTGAAGGGCAGCTCAAGAAAGAGCCGACTCCGCCGCCCGAAAATAAACCGGCTCCTGGGGAAGTTCGGGTTCCCGGCCCGGGCGAATACTTCTGCACCAAATGTGCGAGTATCCACAAAGAAACAAGTGGTGTGGGTAAGAGGCACAGCAAAAAATATCGGGAATGATGGAGGTAAGTAATGCCTCTAGCAGTAGACTCAATCAGAAAAGATGACTCACTCGAAACCGTCCGAGGTAAAATAAGCCGTACTATAGACTTCCTCATCCACAGTGAAGGCAAGACTCCCAAAGAGGCATCAGGGCAGGCTTATGGTATGGCTGAGTCAGCCTGGGGGCGGAAGATACCGAGAGGTAACTAAACACCGGAGGTTATTATGAAAGTATCTGCTTGGAAGACAGCACTCATCGATATTGACCGGGATACCGAATTCACAGGGGATGACGTTGACCAGTATTCAGAGCTTGTTGACTTGAAAGAGAACTACGAGTTCCTGACTGTTCGGCTTCCTGCTCTGACCAGTGCCACCATCAACCCTGTTGTCCAGGAAGGTGAAGGCGTAGACGAAGTACCGGTCCCTGTCCACACTCTCGATGCTGATGCAACCGGTTCTTTCCTTCACGCTACATCTGCCGGCACAACGGCTAAGTCGGTGACATTCTGGATCGGCGGTTACCAGTTTATCCGGATTAAAGCTGGGGCGAATCAGAGCGCAGACAGGTCAATCGAGGTGAGGGGCTTTAACCGAACACCGTAAGGAGCTGAACATGGGAAGAAAATTATCCGACATAAGGGATTCTGTGCGTGATATTCTGCGTGATGAATTCGTGGAAGGCGTTGATCTGGAGTGGGAAGACGATGAACTCGACCGCCTCATCCGGATAAAGCTGGATGAAATCGAACTGAAGATGCCATACGAGGCTAAGGTTACTGCCTTCGATGCTCTCAGCACAGTGGCTACGGAGCTATCCGCCTCAGCTACTACACTGGTGGCAGCTTCAGACGATGACTTCCCGACTGATTATCCATTCTTTATCACGATTGATAGTGAGGTACTGTCTGTAACTGCCCTGGCATCTGCGGACAACTTTACTGTAACCCGGGCCCAACTGGAAACCACTGCCGCTATCCATACTGTAGGCAAAGATGTTGGTCTTACGATTGTTACGACCTCTAACTCAAAAGAGATTGATATAACCAACATAAGCGGCCTGCTGGAACTCCGGAGAAACAAGCCGGTGGAATATCGGGTAGGCCGGAACATCAAGCAGTTCCGGAACGCCACTGTATTTGCCAAGACAATGACGCTGGTTATCAATATCCTGCCCAGCGATGGTGAGCCTGTCCACCTGTACTGCCGGAAGAAACATACTCTAACAGATAACACTTCGACCCTGGAAGCAATCCACGATACAGTATTGATTCAGGGAGTAGCTGCCGTAGCCGCAATGAACAAGGGCCGGGAGCAGCTCAACGCTCTCAATGTGGGCGGCGTCAATGTCGGTCCTCGAATGGTAACTTGGGGAAGAGAGCAACTTAGTCTTTATCAGTTAGCACTCAAGCATAATACTCTGGAAGACAATTACGAGGCATTGACCAAAGATTAAGGAGAGGTATCCCTTAGATGAGAAAACTTGGTTGGAGTATTTATTTCCTCTTCCGAAATATAAGACACCCTCTCAAATGGAACAGATGGCGAAAGAAGCCGAGTGATTTGCTCTTTGGTTAAGGGAGAAGAACTATGGCTACTACATTTTTAGTCCCGAAGAACAGGGCTTTTAGCAAACTGGCGGCTGCCGTCAATGACAGCACGACCACGTTCACAGTAACGGCTGGCGAAGGTGCTAACTTACCTTCAACCTACCCTTTCCACCTGACGGTTGAGGATGAGATAGTATCGGTTACCAACCGGTCTACTGATACCTTGACGGTCGTGAGGGCCCAGCAGAGCACGTCTGCGGCTGCTCATCCGAATAAGGCTTACATTGCCCTGAATATAACGGCGAAGTCCGTGACCGACTTGAATACAGCCGTCAATACCATTGAAGCAACGGTTATCGGTGGTGAGGTATTACTGGCTGACGATAAGCACGTCCATCTGGGGACGGATAGTGATATTACAATGCTCAATCGGAGCACAATACTAGGTGCTAATACCGTTTTGGCTGGTGTTCTCGTTGGCACTCCTGTAACTCAGGCTATAGCTGCTGACTCCTTAATGATTGCGAATGTGACTGCCTCTGGCGATATCGCTATGTATGTGAACAAGGGCGGTCACTCTCAGATGGTCTTGTGGGCTGATGGTTCGACCGGAGATACGGCTATTATGGCTGCTTCAGGGCGGTCCGTCGATATTTACATCGCTGGCGTAAAAGTCCTGGACATTTCTAACGATGCAACGAAGACTACACTGCTTGGAGTCTCGGGGGATTATATCAGGGTTGGCGATGCTCAGACTACCCAGCACTCCCTTAATTCAGAAGATGATTTGATGGTTACTGGCGACCTTGAGGTTACTGGCACTACCTTCCTTGATGGAACACTTGATATGACTCCTTCGGCTGCTGCGAACTATCATATTCGGATAAGCGGAACAGATATTCTCAATACTAATGAGCAGGCTATCTACATCAACACTCCGCTTGAGACAATGGCTACCAACTCCATCTGGATTACGCTAGGTTCTAGAGTTATCAGTGGAGACCTAACTGGTATTCGGTCTAGGGTAACTGGCAATGCTACGAGTGCAGGGGCTAACGTCAGGGGTGCTTACCTTGAGGCTAAAAGCGGAGCTGGTAAATATGCAGCCCAACTCGAGGGAGCTTTAATCCACGCTGACTACTCAGCCGGCGGAGCAACAGTCTCAGGTGATGTGAGGGGTCTTACAGTCCAGATTAGTCAGGGGTCAGGTCTGAACGCTGCCAATCTCTACGGCATACTGCTCAATATGCAGACTAGAAGCGATGAGACTATAACCACTGAGGATATTGGTTTACTGATAAGGAATGAGGCAGTAGGTGGTAATGGTCGGACGATGGATGCTGCCATTGAGATTGCCGGTCTGAATATGGGTGGCGGTCTTGCTCCTTTCACCTACGATATTATCTTTCAGAATGACACAACTCTGGCGGATGATGGAACTTACCTTGTTATAAGCCGAGGTTTAGCAGTTGGTAGTGTAACTGAAACTGTTGTAAGCTGCGGTTTACAAGTTGAAGATGGCGTAGGTAACGCTGTTCTTTGGTATCCAGCAACTAAAGACTTTTTTCTGAAAACGACTAACACTGGTGCTTCTGGAGATAGGCTGAAAGTAGATACCAGTGGTAATGTTACTCTCTATGGCACACTTACCCTTGCTGGTAAACTGACTGGTGCTGCACATGAGATTGAGGGTAGCAACTTCGATATCAATGGTGGAACTATTAATGGTGTTACAATAACCTCACCGACCGTTGTTGGAACATTTGATATGGGTGCCGCCTCGATTGTTTTCGCTACTACCGCAGGAAGTGGTGGCATTTTTATTCGCTCAACCAGCGGTGGTGTGCCGGGAGCCAAACTTAGGACAGAACACATTTCGGCGTCGCCAGCAATCAACGATGAGGCTGCCATCTGGGAGTGTGCAGGGAGAACATCAACCGGAGCCACGACTGAATATGGCATCATGCGTGTCCTGATTGCCGACCCCACAAATGCTACCTATGAAGGGATACTGAAATGGTTTATCGCTGACAATGCTGGACTGAATGAGGCTTTAAGCCTCTCTGGTGCTGGGGCTTTATGGACAGATCTCAACGTAGCCACAATTACTTTGAAGTTAAGAGAACAAGCCTCTGCTCCTGCTGACGTAGCTGGTGAAGGGCAGTTTTGGGTAAAGAATGATACTCCCAACAATCCTTACTTCACCGATGATGAAGGCAACGATAAGCAACTTGCTGTATTTGATGCTGACACCGGGGAAATGATTGTCGTTTCAAACCAGACAGCCACTATAGAAACGGCCGATACGCCTCATGCTTTCACTGGATTCAGCACAGGTGACGTTCAGGACTTCTCTTTTGTTGCCGGTATTACAGGGGCAATCACAGCCTATGCCGACTATTCGGGGACGGTGGCTGGTACAATCCTAGCTACTTGTGTTGGTCATGGATTGGTAACAAATGACATCATAACAATCCGAGGAACTACCGCTCCCAATAACTATAATGGTATACACCAAATTACCAGAGTTGACGATGATACTTTTTACTTTACGGATACTTGGAACGCTGATGCTGGAGCTTCTGATTTCGAGATGGGCGACTACCTATTAGCTGGTACTGGCACGACTGGAGAGTATGATATATCTTGGAATAGCTCGGTATCAGAAGGCGGTGGAGCTGGCTCAATAGTCCTGTTCTGCCCAATGGTAAATACCACTATCATAACTAAAGGGGCATCTAAGAGGAAATTTGCCAATAATGATGTTGGTTCAATATCAGGAGGTGCCCACGTTGCTATTTCCGTTGCTGACAGAATTTGGTTTACTCATCAAAGCGATGGAACTAATGACCTTACAATAAATTTAATGGATTTTAGATTGGCTAGATTGGCATAAAATATTACAAAAAGGAGGGATGCTATGCCAAAGAAAATCAAGAACCCGATTGAGGTCAAGGCAATTATCCACTTTGAGGAGGGTGATACCAATTATCACATTGAAGATGTGAGCATCCACTACGGAATGGCCTGTGAGCATGGAGATTTGCAAAGGAAGGGTCTGCCCCTTGAGCGGAATCAAGAAGTCCAGAACATTGTCAAGGACTTCCTAGAGGAAGGCATAAAGCAAGCCGAGGCTCATGAGGAAATAGCACCGGAAGATTCGCTGCTTGATGCTGATGGTAATGCAACTCAAGCACTGGAACCGGAGCCGGAATAAGTCGGCCTGGTAATAAATAATAGGAGAGTTTAATGGCAAAGAATTATCACTATCAGAATAAGGGAGTAATGTCCAGAAACAAAAAGGATCTTCTCAAGATTCCCATTTCACTCGCCGGTGAACTGTCAACGGAAACCCGTCACGTCTTTCTGGCTATCCTCAATATCGTAGAGTTGAAGACGATGGACGACTCTATTCAGGGTGGTAGATTAGCCGACGCTATCGACGAAGCCGAAGGCAAGGATGAGATAGTAATCGGTGAGGGCGTCTATGATTGGCTGAAGAGAAAGCTCGAGGTTGTTGACAGGGAAGGATATCAAATCTGCCCCCGGATATTCAGGGTGAATGGGAGTATTGTAAATGAATTCATCAAGGAAGGATTTATCAAGCCACATGAATCAGGCGGAAAGAAGGAAAGCAAAGAGGGAAAGGATGCTCCGCCAGCAGAAAAGTCAGCAGAGTCACGCCCTGAAGAGAAGTAAGCGAGAAGCGAGGTTGCACTAATGCCACTCTTCGATCAGATGTACTATGACCAGAAGTGGTCCCTATGGGATACCTGGCCAGCGTTCGGTCGCAACGTGAGAGCCTATGTCATCACGGCTGGCTACCGGGTAAGCAGGGTTATTACCGGTCAAAACCGCCGGGCCAACGTGATTACCGCTCAGAAACGCCGGACAAATATCAAAACTACAGGAGGATAGCAAATGGCTATACTTGTTGTTTCGGAGTTCATAAGAAAGGGGACGATTCGTACAATAGTTTACGTCTACGATGATGACCAAGCTCTCGTCGATGCTACGAGCGTGTCTATCAGCATAAAGGACCCTATCGGTACAGTAGTAATTGACGAAGTGGGCATGACGAAGACTGCTACTGGCATCTACGAGCACTTCTACACCACCACCACCAGCGTTGAAGTGGGCAACTATCAGGTAGAGTGCGATATCCTGGATGGTTCCTACCACACCTTTGCTCATGGACACTTCAAAGTCAGAAAAGGAATTAACGAGTAATGCTAGACATATCTCCATCACTTTTAATCGGCCAGAGAGCCAGTTCTATACCAGCCAAGAATCTGCTTATCCGGTGTGTTCTCACCTATGGCAGCACTACCTACACCTACACGACTACTAAGATAAAGCAGATAACCCATTCCAGGCAGCCCTTCAGCCATAAGGTTGCTTTGATGCTGGACGACACTGATAAGGCACTGCATAGCATAGACCTCGATGGCTTCAAGGTCGTTATGAGTTACGGCCTGATTACTAAGGCCGGCGCCGAATGGATGCCGACAGCTCCCCTTTGGGTAGTAGGCCAGGACAGGGATTCTTACCGGGATCGGCTGGAATGTGGTCTGGAACTCGAGGGTATCTTTGACCGCATGGGGAAGCATACGGCTGAGGCTTCCTACACTGTTGAGAGCGGTGATTCCAGAACGATTAAAGACTGGCTCATTGAGATTATCAGCCTGACTAACCCAGACTCGGAGAGTACCGTTGAACAGGCTACGTCAGATAGTGATATGTCTTTGCGTGAGGGGCTTCGTTATTTCGCTGGCCAAAGGCTGACGATAACTGATCGTACTGTAACCAAGCTGGCCTTAAAGCTAAAGAAGGTTGGTACTCCGAGCGGTCCGGTAAAAATCGGCTTTTATACTGTTGACCCTGATGATCCACTGGTGGGCGGAGACTTACTGGCATTAAAGGAATGGGGTGATGCTAACAGCCTGACAGAAGATTATGCCTGGGTTGAGGTCACAATCGACTCTCCTGTTTATAGGGAAAGCGGTGAGGTAAGAATCGTCGCTCAATTCCAGGACGGTGATGCCTCTAATTATGTGGATGTTGCCTATAATTCCAGTAGTGTATTAGCTTCAGAGCACCTATCTCATATTTATCAGGGTGATTGGACGGATGAGGGTAGCTATGATGCCGTCTACCGATATACCTACAGTGCGACTCCTTTAACAGTTTGGAATAACTACCCACCTTACGGTCTTGTCTTCGATAGTGAGGATGACCTGCTAGATTCCTTCATCCCGGCAGACAGTATCAGGATTAATCTGAATGATAACAGACTGCAGAAGGTAAAAGAAGTCCTGCGGTACTCAGACTGCGTTGCCCGGGCCGGAAGTGATGGCCTGATTCACATCTTCGTTCCCACTACATCAGGTACTACTTTTGACTATAGCTACAGCTTGGAACAGGGCCGAGACTTTCACAACTTCTTCAGCAAGCGCTTCCGCAGAAGGATAGTATCCCCGAACTATATTACAGTCAAGAACCATCCTTCTCATTCGGACAGCTTTACCGGCTTCGCAAAGGATGATAGTGCTGACCTGACCGATATGAGGGAGATAAAGACTTTTTACGTCCGAGCCACCAGTGATGCACAGTGTACGAACCTGGCTACCGCCTTCCTGTCTAAATCTCAGATGGTGGCCAGCAAAGGGTCTGCAGTAGTTCCCTTTGTGAACTTTGCACAGGAAGAGTATGACTACGTAAACTTCGTCGATGCCCGAGCCGGCGACAGCCGGGCCGGTAATATCGGCTTCATTACTATATTCTACAAGCCAGGCCAGTTCTCAATGAACCTGGGCTTTGGCCGGCCCCCTCTTGGCATAGGTAGCCTTACAGGATATGGGCCCGAGACAGGAAGTGAGCAACGCCTAACGGTGGAAAATCTCCTACCACTCATCGATAATGCTTATTCGTGGATAGAGCAGATACTCGATATCCTCGAGGGCAAGGTGGATATCGATGACCTCAACGATATCCTCTTAGCTCTCTACGAAGACGCCTACTTCCGGAAAGCTACTATTTCACAGCAACTACTGATACCCTCTGAGGCGGCTTAATGACAGTCCGGGCTCTCAAGGTAAAGGGTGAGCAAGTCAGTTTCCTGGCACACGACGACTCAGCCGAGCAGTTGATAACCGGCGATACTACCGGTGAGACTCCTACAGGCTGGAACTTCAAGGTTAAGGGAACTTACCTCTATTGGGTGGATGATGACGGAGCTGAGCGGAGGAAAGAAGGAACGCTTACTGGTGAGAGTAGAGCTTTTGGCGATACGAAGGTTCACGATGAAGAGCTCTATTATGGGGATGAGGATGGCAATGAGCGTACCTTGAGTGCCGTTGTTTGTGGTGGTGTCTGGTGCATTTGTAGTCTAAATGAAGGCTATCCTTACCTATTAGATATACCGCCAGCTTCATAAGAGGAAAAATGACAGGAAGCGGAACATCAGGTGATCCCTACATCATATCAGACGTTGACGACCTTCAGGCTATTGAAGATGACCTAACGGCTTACTATGAGCTAAGTGGAGACATTGATGCGTCTGCTACTTCCGGCTGGAATAGTGGCGAGGGATTTGTTCCGATAAGTTCCTTTGAAGGGAGACTTGATGGCAAGGGATACACGATTACCGGCTTGTTCATTAACAAATCTACTAAAGATGGTGGGCTTTTTGATGAGATAAGTGGTACTGTCACTGACGTTTCTGTTAGAAATCTTACCCTTGCCGATGTGGATATAACTGGAAAAGATGTGGCTGCCCTCTGCGATAACAACTATGGTGGAGTTAACGGTAATGTTCCTAATATAGTGAATGTCCACAGTTCGGGGAGTATCACTGGGACTGGTTCGTATGGAGCCGCTGGTCTTGTAGTTGACAACCAATCCTATGCTAGTGACCCTGACTTGGGCGGATATATTCATCAGTGTTCATCCAGTTGCACAGTTAGCAGCACAGGCTCTTACGCTGGGGGATTGGTAGCCGTCCAGGGTTGCTTTATGACTCAGAGTTGGGCTACCGGAAATGTTACCGGTGGAACAGATACGTTTGATAGGGCCGGCGGTTGCATCGGTAGCCAGGTATCTGTATCCGTGACTACGATTACACGAGACTGCTACGCCAGAGGGAATGTCGCAGCATATTGGGTAGGTGGTTTCGCTGAGAGCAACGATGGCACGATGGATAACTGCTACTCGACTGGCACAGTTACCGCTTCCGGCAGTTCTCCACCAAACGAGGGCGGTTTTCTCAGGTCAAATACTGGCAATGTAACTGACTGCTTTTGGGATACAGAAAGTTCCAGTGAGGCTAATAGCCCTGGCGGTGGGACCGGCAAAACCACAGCTCAGATGAAGACTAGAGCTACATTTGCTGACGCTGGCTGGGATATATAACTAAAGGAGTACCCTTAAATAATATATCAATAAAGCGGGAGTAAGCCTATTTGTGTAAGATGTGGCATAGATGATATTGACGTGCTTTGTATGGACCATATCAACGGCGGTGGCGGTGCACTCAGAAAAAATAAAAAGGAAGCTTCGAACTTAGTTTGGTGGCTTAGAAAACATAATTACCCAAGCGGTTATCAGGTTTTATGTGCTAACTGCAACCAGAAGAAAAGTATCATTCAAAGGAGAAGTTAATATGTCTAGTAATATGCTTAACGATATGGACTTCGAGCAAAAGCTTAACGAATTAGGTGATAATCAAACAGAGTTAATAAAGTTCATAGCTAGACAGCAATACGATATGTCAAAGGTCTGCCCCATTCACGACAAGAGATTAAAGAAGGTAGAGAACCGGACCCGGAAGGAAGCAGGCATTACCGGTGGAGCTGGTGCCGTATTCGGTGGCCTCGTCATGGGTGCTATAGACTACTTTCTCCACCGAGGATAGCCTTTCTTACCCTTACCAGACTTGCTGAGGCTTGATTCTGACAGCGTTCTCCCTTCATAAGTACAATCTATCATCTATAACATTAACGGCCCCTCAAAACAAAGGGGCCGTTTTCTTTGTTTATGGTGTATCATAGATGTGAAATAAATGTTAAAAAGTATTGACAATCGAGTATCAGGAGTGATACACTCTTAACGTGGATATTTTAGAAGAGGTCAAGAAAATACAGGTAGCCCGAGGACTCAATGATACAGAAATGTCACTGCTGCTCGGGTACAAAAACCGCACCGGCTGGGCCCGGATTAAGGGGGGCATCGTCCCTGCCAATGAAGTATTCCAGATGAGGGCACTCCGGGCGTTTCCTGCTGTCTTCGTCGATGCTAAGCTGCGTACTGAGAAGCCGCAGGATGGCCGTAGCAAGGGTATCAAGCGTCTGCTCGATAAGATAGTCCTGAAGGTCAAGAAATTCGTGTAGGTAAGGAATATGCCAATCTGTCAAAAGTGTGGTTCGCCTATTAAACTAAGGTATAGCGGGGGGGATTTGGTGGCTGAGTGTGGGTGTACCCGAGTTATTGTAGAGTGCTTGGACAAACCAAGATGGAAGCAACCCGAAGCTATCCCTCGATGGTATTATGACGGAAAGCCTATCGAGGATTATACTAGGGAAGAACTTATAGTAATAGTCAAGAACTTGGCTGAGCGGAGCTTCAAAGACCATGCTGAGAAATTGGCTATGCTTGATATTGCACATTGATAAAGGAAGGAGGTATCTTGCCAACTAAGACTAAACCACAGATTGGACTGGAAGACAAGATAGTGACCAATCCTGACCTCGAAGCGCTCTTGGAAGACCGCCAGTTACGCAAGGCACAGGCTAAAGAGTACCGGGCTACCGACAAGAAGGCAAAGGAAGCGATTAACGCCCTGAATGAAGTGCCGCCGTACCGGATAGGCCGCTTCATTATCTCAAGGGAGACTACCAAAGCCAAGTCAGTAGCCTTTGAAACCAGCGAGGGCAGCCGGGTATCCATCAAGACCATCGACGAGGACTGATATCATTTGCTTTCGGGCCGGTCAGAGGGTAGGGCCTCATATACAACGGCCGGCCCACTAAAATAAAGGGGGGGTAAACAATATGACAGAGCCGAATGAACTCAATAGACTAATCAATGCGGTGGTGGAGGCGAGAGAGAAGTCCCGGTTACTATCCGATGAAAGGAAGTCAATGTATGATGCGTTCATAGGAGAGCACACTGACTTCTTTTCGGAGGTAGCCCAAGCAAATAGTGATGTAGGTGAAGCCGAAGATGAGCTCAGGAAAATGGCTCTCCAATTCTACTCAGACACCGGTGAGAAACAGGTAGCCCAGGGTGTCGGTATCCGAGTCAGGTCAGTCCTCAACTACGATAGCAAAGATGCTTTTGCGTGGGCTCTGGAACACAAGATAGCACTCAAACTTGATGGCTCGGCCTTTGAGCAAATCGTAAAGACGGCTTCTGAAACACGACCCTCATTTGTCACCATCACTGAAGAGCCACAGGCGACCATAGCAACTGAACTTCTAAAGGTGGAATGATGCACTATTACCCTGAAGACCAGAGCAACGAGAACCTGAAGAAGATACGCCAGAACAATGTCTGTGCTGAGTGTGGGAGGCAACTCTCACTTTACTTAGACACTTTCGATGGTCGTACTTACGTTGCTTGCTCTGGTCAGGTGCATAAGGGTATAGCAAGGGAATACAAACCGCCAAGAGAAGACTACGAATCTAAGATAAGGAGGGAAATGGAATTGGAAAAGAAGACAGGACAGGGTGCTTCAACAGCACTAGCCACAATACCAAGACAGGGGCAACTCACTCAGCCACAGGCCATGCACATTCTGAAGCTGGTTTACCCTGATGTGCCGGATAATGAGATTATCAGGACCGCCATATTCTGTCGTGACTTCGGGCTTCACCCACTGGCAAAGGAAGTCTACCTTATACCCTTCAAAGGCAAGCACGTCATGGTAGTGGGTATTCCGGCAAGCCGGAAGATGGCACACAATTTGAAAGGTGAATTCTCTTTCCTTGAGGATACCCCTCGAGCTGCCACTGAGAAAGAAATTGAAAGGCAGTTCGGCAAGGATAGCGATGAAGCCAAAGCAAATGTCATTTCAGTCACTAAGCTTCAGGGGGAAGGTGGTAACCTGGCTATCGGCTTCGGTCTATACTCTAAAGACGAGAATCCCTATGGTATGGACAAAGGTAATACGAAGCGGAATATGGCCAATATCCGATCAGAACGTCAGGCAATGGACCGGCTACCTGGTAAGCCCATACCACAAGTCGAGGTTATCGACGCTGCCTACGCTGAAGTGCCGAATGTTGACCAGATAACCGGTGAGATAATCGAGGGCGAAGGCACAGTCATCGAGGAAGAGAAGCCGAAGCCGAAGTCCAAAGGCAAGAAACAGGCAGAATTGGAGCCGGAAACTGAGCCCGAGCCTGAACCTACACCGCCAGCCGAGAAGGATGAGACTGTCATTGAGGCCGAGCAGCTCAAGTATATCTACGAACAGATGGCGATTAAGGGCTGGGGACTTCCTGAAATGAGCCAATACTGTCTCAAGGAAAAGGGCTGGAATATCCGGAAGCTGAGTGAACTGCACCAGTGGCAGTTCGATGAGTTGAAAGATTATTTTGAGAAAGAGCAGTAGCAGTTTATACCCTGACTGTCGGGCAGGAGCCGGTCCTGCCCGGTGGTGAGAGGATAAGCAATGAAAATCTACATAGCTTCAAGCTGGAAGAATAGGCAGTTAGTCGAGGACTTGGCGAGGCAACTCCGTAATATAGCTGAACAAGAGGTATACTGTTTCGCTGAAGAGGGCGACAAGCAACATATATTTATGTGGCAGGACGTAGCTACTCCTGACGATGATGGCATTACCGCATTAGAACTCGAGGACTCAAGCAAGGCTTTCAAGATAGACTTCGACGGACTTATGTGGGCGAACTGCTGTCTCTTGGTACTACCGAGCGGCCGGGATTCACACCTTGAGGCCGGCTTTATCCGGGGTAAAGGTGGCAAGTTAATTATCATAGGAGACTGGCCGAAGGGTGAGTTTTCTAATATGTATCACCTTGCACATAAGCAATACCGGTGGGAACAACTAGCACAAATGTATTTAGATATGAGGGCTCTCAATGGCTAGGCCAAAGAAGCAGACAGTCGATTACTTCCCTCACTACTGCAATCACAGTAAGACGCTTGCCATAGTAGAAGCGCAGTATGGGAATGAAGGCTACGCTTTCTGGTTCAAGATGCTAGAGATTCTAGGCAAGACCGAAGGCCACGTTTTTGACTACAGTGATGAGGGTAGCTGGCTGTTTCTGCTAACATATACTCTTGTCAAGGAAGAGAAGGCAAAACAGATACTTGAAACATTTGCCTCACTCGATATGATAGATAAGGGAATGTGGGGGAAGAAGATTATATGGGTGCAGCACTTCGTTGATGAGCACGTTGCCCTTTATGCCAGGAGAAAGGTTGAATTGCCTCAGCGCCCCGGTGGTAGCCTACCTCTATCGGCTGTCTCCAATAATGAGATTACTGAAACCGACGACCTGAAAGTAGCCGGCATGATAAAGTATTACGAGGAAGTGGCCCGGCGTATGCTCACTACGAATGACCTGATGCGCCTGAAAGATTTTGCCGATAACTATCCGGACGGCTGGGTTGAGAAGGCCACCGATGAGGCTGTCAAGAATAAGGCTCGAGCACCAATAAGTTATATTGCGAAGATTCTGGAAGACTGGAAAGTTGAGGGGGTGAATCCACTTGACGAGCAATCGAGGCGAGGGCGGACTAGAAAAGTTGGAGATACCTCAACCGAGGCCCTCAAAGCAAGTACAACCGGACCCATCGACTGAAGAGGAATTAGAGAGCGACTGCCTTATCTGTCATGGAGCTGGTGTCGTACACCCGGTAGAGAATGGCCGGGTAGACTACTCTCAGGTTATCACCTGTGGCTGCATGAAGGATATGGTACTAAAGCAGCGAAGGGATTTGCTCATCAAGATGTGTGAACTCCCAGCCGGTACTACCAAGTGGACGTTTGAGAACTTCCAGGTTGATAAGCGATGGCCCAGCCTGAAGGAAGCGAAGGATGCGGCTCTTGCTTTGGCTGAAGAGAAGGATGATACCCGGTGGCTATCACTACTAAGCAGGGCGGATCGTGGTAAGAGTCACCTGGCCGTCGCCATCTGCCGGCGCTGGTTAGAACGAGGTAAGCCGGCCCGGTACATTCTGGTCCCTATGATGCTCGATGAGCTGCGCCGGGGTTATAGCAAAGAGGGTGAGGATTCCTATGACCTGAAGCTGAACTTCATTATGAATGTAGATCTCCTTGTCCTCGATGATATCGGGGCTCAGGTCCCTACTCCCTGGGCGATGGAGAAGCTGATGATGATTATCGACCACCGGAGCGTGAACGATTTACCATTGGTAGTTACTACTAATAAAGAACTGAAGAACTTGCCCGGTGATGATGAGCACAGGATAGGCAGCCGGCTCCTGAGATTCACAGCCAGTTGGCACGTTACCATTGAGGCCCCGGAATACCGAACGTGGAGGAAAGAATGAGTTGGAATTTCAGGTTGACGAAGGGGATGCCCGAGTGGGTTTTTGGTATTGCTTGGCTGAATAATACGCTATACATAGGCTTGTGGATATTTGTAGCACTTCATTTCAGGAGAAAAAATGATTAACCTAAGCGAAGCTGAAGTCAAGAAGGGCGTTGAGGACTATCTTCAGTATGCTGCCAATCAAGGTAAGTTGATGTTTAATCGCCTCAATGCCGGCGACTTCATTGAGGTTCGTGGTGGTAGCAGACGCCGGATAAAGGGGGCTGAGGCAGGGACCGCAGACTTCGTTGTCTACCAAGCTGGTGAGGTACACCTTGAGTATATGGGCAAACAGAAGGGACCGGTGGTTCCGGTTGTCTTTGTTACCTATATTGAGTGTAAGAGTAGCAAGGGGAAGCAAGCCCCAGTCCAGCTTGAGTTTGAAAAGAAGGCTAGCAAGTTCAACTGCCGGTATGCCATTGTCAGGGGAGTAGATGAACTGATGGAGGTACTGAAGAGAGAATGAAAAACCAACTGACTAAACCGCAGATACTTACGGATGAACAGATACAAATAGAACGGTACAAGGTTGAGAAGGATTTATACAAACATACAGACTACGAGGTTACAGAATGGGACAGAGTTATAGCACGGGCAACCTTTCGGGAAACATTGAAGATGGTGGTGAAAGATTATCAGACTTTATTAGATTTTGCCCGCAATGTTGCCAAGCACTTTGACGAGTGTAGAGACAGCAGGATATTCTTTATTATGCAACAGGCATTTGGGGATACTGAATGGGAAGAAGTCCAAGATATTATCACTACTGTAATAGCCCAATCGGAAAACCTCAATCAACTGGCAGGAGAGAAATGATGTATTTAGGCGAGATTTATTTTTTAAGTTTATTCCCTGAAGACATTGAGGCTTTTAACAGAAGGCTTAAAGACATCGGCTACTATACACGAAAGTCAGATGATAGCGATGCGGAAGAAGGGCAATATGATTTATATAAGAAAGATGAGTAATTCAACTGGCAGGAGGTAAGTAATGGCACCAAATTGGAATAACCTTACCAAAGACGAACGGGCAGAATATATGTGCTTGCAGATGTCACCATCTCGTGGAGGTAGCGGTGGAGGATACTTGCCAGATGATTGCAGTGAATGCGGGGCTTGTGGGCAACCTTGCCTTATAGATGTGGGCTGGTGTAAAGGTTGCCTTGACAGAAAGATAGAACTGGATAAGAAGTTGAGGGGAGGCTCATAATGGCTGAACAGGATATAAGAGAGCAAGTAGCAGACGTTCTCTATTGGAATATCCCCAAGATTACAATCAAGAGTGCAGTGCCGACAATGCAAGAAACTCGTAATATAGCCGACCAAATCCTCTCCCTCGCAATAAGTCGTGGAGGTGGAGTTTGCCCAGAGTGTAAGGGTGACAAAAAAGTTTCAAAGGAAAATGGGCGTGACGCGGTAGGCGATATTTATACAGAAATCATAGATTGCCCCACCTGCAAAGGCACAGGCTATGAAGAGACTAAAGAGATAAAGGAAATAATTGAGGAGTGGAAAGATGGGCAGCCTTATCAATAGGATTGTTCGTTGGATTGCAAAATACATACTCGGTGAGGAATGGAGTCCTTGAGACTAAAACAGTGAATGAAATATTGGAGGATTTTAAGAATGGGCGTATGTGAAAGGTGCGGGCGGGAATTTCAAGCCTATTGTGGCAAGTGCAGAGAAGATATACGCCTGCGGGAAAGCGGGGCAACTCATATTCCGTCCGAAGATTTGATGATTTTGCTTGCATACGACAGGAAAACCAAACTGTATAGATTTGGCTGTAATGTCAAAGAGTGTCCTTGTAATATGCAGAACGGTTGGTGTTCCAAAGCCCTGCCGTTTCTTGATAAGAATATGTTGCACGAATACGATGGCGACAATGCCGTAAAGCAATGGTGTGGATAATGATAATTGAGGATGTTACTGATAAATTGGTGGTTGATTACGAGGCTAGAAAGTGGTGCGTTCTGCCTTACCCTGACCACCCAAAGGGTTGCCCTAATTTCGGCAAGAAGCCTATCTGCCCACCCCAGGTAGAGTATATAGAAGATTGGCTAAAAGACACGGGGGAACTACGGCTCGTGTGCGTATCCTTCAACCTCAATGAACACGCCGAAAGAATGATAGAGAGAAACCCCCATTGGTCGCAACGCCAAGCCCGATGTCTATTGTATTGGCAACCGAAAGTAAACAAGGCACTAATATCTCTGGTAAGTACGTTGGTTCACGAAAACGGATTGAAGATTACTTACTGCCCTGAAGCTATGGGCGTAGATGTAATAAAAACCGCACAGTCAGTCGGCATACCGATAGTGGCACCGCCCAAAGATATAATACATAAGATAGCCCTCGTAGCCACCAAGGATAAACACTAGACCAGATAGTAAAGGAGTTTGAAGATGGGAAAAGACCGACTAAATAGGAAAGAATTTTTTGCGCTTCCTGTAAAAGAAAGACGCAAGCTGTTATCCAAGCAAGCCAATAATCCAGCGCTTATATCTTATTATAAGGCGATGTATAAGCCCGAACCCTCTGATATGCCGATGGATGGTCATGCAACAATGATTGAACCCAAGCCTAAACAGGATAAGATTGAGAGAGTAAAAGAGATAGTATTAGAAATCCGTCAATACTTATGCAGTACAGAATTTGCACCCGAACCTTTTACGAAACCTGTTGATGTAAAGGTGCTAACGGAAGATTTCCCCTCTAAAATCTGCCAGCTATTTGAACTCAAGCCCGACTTTATTCCTTGTCAGCACTGTGGCATGTTAATACTCAGAAATAAACTACGATGTCCTACTTGTGACCAGGTTCGGCCATTTGAACCCAAGCTCGACCAGTCAAGGTTGCTGACAAAGGAAGATTTAATTAATTACCATCGTGAGAAGTTTGTTGATATGTATAAGGGCAATGATACAACTTGGTGTAATGTCAGGGAACACGGAATTGAGGATACTTTTGATAATCACTATAACCAACTTAACCGTGAAGCCCAAGATGCCTTGACCGCCTCAATAATGGACAAGTTATGTGCTGATGAGAAGGCAGAGTTCGGGTTGAGTGTCAACGAAGCAGCCGTAGCCCTGTGTGATGCAAGGATAGAGGCAAGAGACATTCAATGGGTTCAGTTCTATATGAAGGAAAAAAGTATGATGCTTGAGATACCCCCAAAAGACTATGATTACAAAGCCACCTGCACCAGCAAGGAGAAGGAAGAATGATGAAGTTCCCCTGTGCTACTTGTGAGGATTTACCAACTTGTGAGCCTGCCCTGGAATTAGTGAGTTGGGGTATGCACTTCGATAAGAACGGATTCCCTGTAACTGGAATGAGTGTAACCTGCCCCAAGGATAAGATGACTTACACGGCAAAAAGGAAGTTAGCCACCACCAATAAGGAGAAGGGATGACTGAACTACATAGTTTAGAGTTGCATATCGAGTGGGCTCTAAAGAAGAGGGAGTGCTTAGAGTTCTGGTTGAATGTTTTGATGACTATGCTTCGAGAGGCTTATCATAACGAGACAGTCAAGCGTAACACAGCCGAAGATCCCGAACCGGGGATGGAGTGAAAGATGAACAAAACAAAAATTGAATGGGCAAAGAATCCCGATGGCAAACAGGGGTATATTTGGAATCCTATCACCGGCTGTCTCAATGGCTGTGAATACTGCTATGCGAGGAAGCTGGCGAATGGGCGATTGAGGTCAAGGTATCTAGCGAATACCAACTTGCCTGATAACATACTTCCCGAACATTGGAATGAAGGGCATCCTAACCCCTTCTATCCTCGCTTCTGGCCTGAAAGGTTAAAGGAATTAAAACCCGATGTTATAGCTGGTAAAGAAAAAGGCATCTTTGTATGTGATATGTCCGACCTGTTCGGTATCGGAATCCCCGAAGATTGGACCAAGCAGGTATTGAACTATATTAAGGCGTGGCCAGAACACCGCTTCTATCTCCTCACCAAGCAACCGCAGAACCTTATCAAGTGGTCGCCGTTCCCCGATAACTGCTGGGTGGGAGTTACGGCTACCGATGGTATAGCTTATAGGGAAGCAATTCATCATTTATACAGGATTGAAGCAAAAAGTAAGTTTATATCATTTGAGCCACTATTACAGCCAGCAGGTGTAACGGATTTAAGTATAGGAGCATTAGATTGGGTAATCATCGGCGCACAGACCAAGCCGACAATCATTCCGAAGTATGAATGGGTAGTTGAAATAGTAACCGCTTGCGACAAAGCAGGAATACCAGTCTTTCTTAAAAACAACTTGAATACCTGTGAGATTAGCGACTACCCTGAGTTACTTGACAAGCAGGGTAATATGAGACAGGAGATGCCAAGTGCCTGAGCAACCTAACAAGCCTGACCATCCCTGCCGTATCTGTGGCGGTGACTGGTACTGGCCCGGGGATTATTAAATAGGTAAGAAGCGCTGGCTGTGTCACCAGTGCCAACCACCGCCATCAGGATATGCCATTGTGGATAATGTAGCTGTCAAAGTAGAGGGAGGTTGATATGCCAGTAGGAATATTTTACAATTTGACTTATCTTCACAAGCGGAAAGAGGTAGTCGTAAATCTAAAGGTCGGGTCAATGCCACCTATCGAGTTCGTAATGGGTGCTGAAGCGTTTATTCAGGACTTAGACTACATCAGGAAGGACAAGGCTATGGCAAGTATGGTAGAGGGTATCAGACAGAGGAAGGACTTGCCTATTGACCATGACTTCGGTGCTGGTGGTAGTGATTTCGACAAGAGTAAATGGGACAATATGATGAGGGATAAAGATGATCAAGCAACAGGATAAAGACGGCAATATGGTTTACACTTATCCGCACTGCCCGATATGCAAGTCTAAGAAGAGGCACTTCGAGAAGATGTGCGAGAAGGCTGTAAAGGCTGGAACAGGAAAGCCGGGGATGATAGCCACCTTCCAACAAGGCAGCAGAACTTTTGTTGATCGCTCTTTGGAACCAACACTTCCTATCGGCACCGAGGTTCCTTCTATCCAGTTGAATACCGATATATGTATGGACTGCGGTTGCGTCTACGCTGTGATTGTAGTACACACGAAAGCCACGAAGACACTTATAACGGAGAATCTCTGGAAACCTGGCGATAAACCATAAGCGAGTTTTCAATGAGACAATCACTCCCGGCATGGTGCTGCCTGCAAACAGAATCAAAGCTGGCGGTCTTGGAAGCCCTGAAGAGGCTCGGCATGGAGACGTTTGACGAGCCTCAACCTGTATGGCAGGACTGGCCACCCTTTGAATACAAACTAATCCTGATTAGTGACAGAGATCGTGAGTATATCAGGCTGAGAAAGATAGCCAGAGAAATGCAACTGAAGCCTCACCCTAGACCGAAGAGGGTAGCATGAGTATCTTCCAAGTTGATATGTTGACAGGGCTGAACAAGGTGGAGACGGCCATCGCCCTGTTGAAGGCGTGCGAACCGCCCGATGGTTACTATGGTGCGTTTAGCGGTGGTAAGGATAGTTGTGTAATCAAGCATCTTACTCAACAGGCAGGAGTTAAAGCCGACTGGCATTACTGCGTCAGCCCGATAGACCCCAAAGAGATACACGATTTCATAAAGCAGTATCACCCCGATGTTCAGTGGGATTATCATGCTAGGGGATTTTTCAAGAAGGTTTTAACTAATGGTTTGCCTACTCGTAGAAGGCGATGGTGTTGCCGTCTGATTAAAGAGGCGGGTGGCAATGCCAGAGTGAAGATTTTGGGTATGCGGCACGCCGAAAGCACCACAAGGAAATTGTATAAATGCTTTGAAACCCCCAAACATAAAGATAGTGCGAGTGTTTGGGTAATGCCCATATTACATTGGTCAGGCGGGGAAGTGTGGGAATATATCGGCATCCACAACATTAAAGTTTGCTCTCTCTACGCAGAAGGTTTTGAAAGGATAGGGTGTGTTCTATGCCCGTTCCTATCAAGAAAATTAACTGCGATGCAACTTATCCGCTTCCCTAAATTAGCAAAAGCGTGGTATCTTGCCGCCGTGAGATATTTCTATAAACGTATAGAACGTGGAACGCCATTACCATTTTCAAACCCTGATGAATATTGGCTCTGGTGGATAAGCCGAGATGCCAAACGTAGAGATAAAAGGCAGGGTGAAATGATAGCATGAAAAAGAAAGACTGGTATAGTCCGGGAGCAGTAGAGGCCAGGTATTCTAAGCCTCAGATTAAGTGGCTCATGCCTCACCTGTCCCTGCTCCGGAGCGGTGTCTATCCTCGTTCAACTAGAGAGACAGGCTACACAGACCCGGCCATAAGCAAGGCGCCGATTAAGGCAGCCGCTTCTTTCGAGGTCTCGGCCAGGATAGCCGCCGAGTTAGACATTCGTATCCAGGCAGCCGGTGTCGATGGCCTGATGATGGAATTCCTTTATGCCTTCGAGCCTGACGATGAGATTTTTGTGACAGAACATATTGCACAGTGTCTAAACTTGGGGCGGCAAGACGTCTTCCATAGGATACAAAATGCTCTGGGTTATGTATCGGGGAATAGCAGGAAGATTACCAGCTACAAGCAATACACCAGAAATCTGAGGAGATAAAAGCCTTTGCTAACTAGACTCCAATAAAGCTATCTTCTGTCGGAGTTCCTTTATTTGCTTCAATCTACCGTCAGTTAAACCTTTCTTGTAGCCGTCCCGATAGCCTTTGCTGTGTTCCCTTGAGTGGCTTCCCTTAATCGTGAGTTCCAGATTATCTTCAAGGTTATCCGACCTATTATCAATCCCCGGATAACGTATTCCTTTGTGGTGAACCAACTCCCAGGGTTGAAGGCAACGTCCTAACTTTTGCGCCATAACGAGGCGGTGCTCCATAACATAGCCCCTAAAATCTACCATCGTGTAAAAGAAGTCGTCGGGGTGCAGCCAAACCAAAATATACCCTTGAGGCGTCTTATATCTTCCGCCTTTCCAATTAGAGTTTGTTGCGCCAATTCTATGGTCACAATTACGGCACTTATTATTCCGGGGCTTGCCTCTTAATATTACTACCCAGCGTTCCTTGCCGCATATTTCGCAAGCGTGCCATATTAACTGCCGCGAACCTTCGCCGCCTGTTATACCGAATTCCCTTGCCCTTATAATTTCGCCTAACTTGGGCATGACTTAGCTCTCCGTTCTTTGTCCCAGTAGGGCGTTTTACATTTGCCACACCTTAAAGGATGCTGGTTCTTACTAGCCCATTCGTGACCACACCGTTTGCATTTATGTATATGTATCATACTATTAGTGTATCACTATCGGTGCTGTTTGTCAATTAGAGAGGGGCTAGGCGTGGATACAGAGGTCGTATCCTATTCACCTAGCCCCTTACTCTGTCAGATTTCAATCGTAGTGCGTGTGTTATACCCTGGCGTAGTTGTACCGGCCCTTGATACGCTCGTTCAGGAACTTTCCCTTGCTGTCGGAGTCCAGGAACTCTTGATAAACGGCTGGTGGAACTTCATTGTAGACGTACTCAGCCCCGGAGCGGAACTTGACGTGAAGCTGTGAGTTGTCTTCATCATAGCCTATCATATCTATATTTGTCGACTCGACTGATTCCCAGGTGACTGTCATTACTATTCACCCCCTGTCTTGAGATTTATCTTATTTCTTCTCGAGTTTGGAGAATTTCTCGAAGCGCTGATAATCCTTGAGTATACCCTCGATTTGCCATTGGACCTCGGCCATCATACCGGCCAGCCGTCTGAGGGTAGGGCAATACCTGAACTTCAGTATAATGTCGCCTTTCTCAATCATCACCCGGGCTTCGAGGTCACACACTGTCAAGCCGACTTCCTCAACCGGCTTGCTGGTATAGCTGCGGACACCATACCTGTACGATGGAGTGTAAGTGAAGTTATAGCGGTACTCATAGTCGCTCGGGTGAGGGTCAAACCGGATCTTCATCGAGTGCTGTAGCTCGAGCTTGCACAAGTCAACCAACTTCAGTTCCGGCTCAGTACCAGCGGCGGAACCAGCGTCTAGCTTAACACCTAGTGGCTTTGGCTTTCTCTTAAATAGTTTCATTTACCCTTCTCCTTTTATTTCTTTTTCCAGCTCCGGGGTGATGGCATCGTCCACCTTGATGATGCCGGCTTCTCTCATAAGCTGGATTACTATTGCTCGGAGTTCTATTTGTTCTTCACTTGGCATAGGCTTTACCCCCTTTGCCCGGATATAGTGTGCTGCTCACTGCCCGATAAAGCACCCTCGAACTATTCGCTTCACTATCCCCGGGCGTCTGCTCTGCTTGAGCTTATTACTTGGCTAAAATAACTCATCCCAGCGGTCAATGATGTCCTGAATCTGGTTGCGCTCGGTATCCATCTCATCCACCGCCTCCTGCCAGAGGCCAATGTCCCGCTCCTCAAACACTGCATTCTGAATAAGGTCGGAGATGAAGCGGGGCTCCAGAGCATCAAGTTCCCAGCTCTCATCGCCGTACTCGGAGGCGTAGCTCTCGTATCTTGAGTCGGTCACCTTGGCTGGGTTCGGGGGTGGTGACTGCTCCTCAATCTGCTCCATAGTGAGGGCGATGCGCTTCAGTTCAAAGTCACCGAGTTCTGAGAACAGTTCAATCCTCGTCCTGATGTCCCTAGTCATGTCAATGCCTGAGGGGTCATGGTCACCCAAGTGTAGGATGATGACGTTCTGCCCTGCCCTGTTGTGCCCCTGCACTCTTATGCCAGCTGACCACATCTCTGAGTCCGAGACATAGCCTCGGCAACTGAAGAATGGGACGTGTAGTTCCTTGCAGATAGGCTCAATCACACCGACCAGAGCATCCTTCTCAATCCAGACCTCATACCTCAGACCCTGGGTTTCCCAGAGGTCGCGGCGGTAGCTATCCCTTGCACTCTCAAGGATGTCCTTCGGGTGATTCCATGCACTCAGCCTCCGTAAGAATCGGGTGCGGTCTTCAATGGCTTCCCAATCAATCAAGCCTGCCCTCCGAGCATCGCTTACAATATTCCCGATGCGCTTGTAGTCGCGCTCGGTGTTGGCTATCAGCCCTCGCGCCACGAACTGATAGTATAGTTGCCTCAGCGTAAGGCTGAAGCCCTGTGCCTGATACTCTCTGATGATACCCTCGGCAGTTGTGATGGTGGATAGGGTATCAGGTGAGAACTTCTTGGTCTCGTAGGTAATCTTCGGCATTTTCCTTTTCTCCTCGTCTACCCCCGGCCCCGGCCATGAGCGCCGGGGCTCTGTTCGTTGTGCTAGTTCTCTGGCGTCTGCTCATGCCAGCCGCAGACTTGACACCATAAGCCATTAACCGGGTGTTTCTGCCAGTCCTCACCCGGGCACGTCTCAGGCGTGGGCTTCTCGGCCAGTCGTTCCCACCAGTTAGTTACTCCCTCCGGTGGGTTGTCTATTAACTCGGGTGCCGGGTTAAACTCCGGGTAGTAGCGCCTGATAATGATAGTAGCAGCGTGGTTATCTGGTGTTGCAACATCGGCGGCGTATGCCTCTATCTCGGCGTTGGCCTGTTCGATGGCTGCCTTCTCTTTGGTGCGCCATTCCTCACTGAAACGCTCATCGTCATGGAAAGTCTTTAACTTGTAGCTTGGCACCGGGTATATAATGAGGTTGTCGTGCCATGAGCCGGCGCCGTCCGGGACCTGATAGCAGCTATGATGATGGCGGAATGTGTCAGCTATCCACAACTGGACACGCTCACTGTCTAGGGGCAGGGGCTTAAAGAGTTTATCAACGCCTTCAAGATCGGAGTAATAGCGCCCGTTAAGCTCATAGTGTGGCGCTGGCTTTCCGTTCCTACTCGGTGGGCTGTTTCCGTGTTGAGTATAAACAGAGCGGACAAAATAACGTGGGTGTCCTGGTGGGTCGCCGGCGCAGCCGGCGCCTCTGTGTGTGCTGAGTCTGTACGTTGGTGGTAGCTGGTAGCCTGTGAGTTTCATTGTTTCCCCCTTCACGCTCGAGTTGTATTCAAGTACCCCTACCGTATCATAGATGATACACCCTGTCAAGTAGCCCCACGCCTGACACCGGCTCGAGGCTATAACTTTATTTCGTGCTTGGTCTAATGGCCGGGTCCACAGCTCCATAATCCCGGTATCAATAATCGACGCAACTTCAAAGCTAACCCTGCGTCTGTAACTCACCACTTGACAAACAATCCGTATCTGTTTTACTATTGACATCAGCCGGACGACTGACCCCAAAACCAGACGCCCGGCCATTGTTTACCTCCTTTTAAGCAGGCCCGGCGTCGGCTTCGGCAACCGTCCCGGGCCACAGCAATTCAATGCTCGGTTTAAATACTGGCTTATCTATATCTAGGCTCACTCTAACAATCCACAATCAACATCTAATACCCCATTTCAACGAGGCTGACCAGCATGACACAAGAGATGGAAGACAGCATAATCGCCCGAGATGGTGAATCCTCAGACGTGAAGCAATCCCGAGGCCGGCGCTCTAAGGCATATTATCAGGCTGATGTTCAAGAGGTGTTAAGCCAGGGCGCAAAGGTAGCAGCTCGTATGCTTCAGGATCATCTTGACCAGAAGAAGGGCCGGAAGACACTGAAGAGCAGCTTACAGCGTGCTTGTGAGTTCGTCATTGACCACGCTATAGGCAAGGCAAGGCAGAAGGTCGAACACTCCGGGGGGATAATGACTTATGGTGAGCTGGCGAAGAGCGCCGATAACCTGGACGCCAAGCCCCGGCCGATACTTGCCGAGGTGTTAGAGATAGCGCAGAAATATCAGGCCGACAACCCGGGACCGGCCGGCGATAACCCGGCTCCGGGACCTGAGGTAAAGCCAGATGAAACAGGCCCAAACACTACATGAATTAAGGAAGCTGCCTTGGTCACCACAGTTAGAGAAGCGAATCTCTTACATCAAGAGACGTGGCTTAGCTCGCAACTATACTCATCAGCCAGAGGTCCGGCTGGCAGTGTTCAGCCGGGATCACTTCCAGTGTCAACAGTGTGGCAGCCCTGAGCATCTAACAGTGGATCATATCCTATCCGTCTACCGGGGCGGAACTGATGACTTCGATAACCTTCAAACGCTTTGTAATCCATGCAATGCTGGCAAGTCACCATAACGTTTATGTTAACATTTGGAGAGTTAATGCTAACATTAATCCCACTGCTTGTGAGTTTCTGCTAACATTAATCCCACTGCTTGTGAGTTTCTGCTAACATTAATCCGCAGAGCATATCATAGCATATCATATCATAGTATAGCAGAGGCTAACCCCACCACCTCCCGGCCCCGGTTGCCGGCTGTCTTATCAGGGAAAGGAAAGGGAAAGGATGATGACGGAGCTGATAGTTTGTGTCCTGGCATTGATGGCAATTATCGCCGGTGGCTTTGCGCTTTTAAGGGAATGACCCCAGCGCCAGGCGTTGCGGCATAGTACTATGTTGACCCATCATGTTATATTCACCCGGGAGGGGGGGTGCTTAAAGTAACGACCCGGGAGAGTATGGTTGGGGGCCGTGAACAATTTTCAATATTCCCACTTATAAAACAAGCAAAGATTGCCGAAATGAGGCTAATATTTTTTCAATTCAGCTTATAATTTTCACATATTGAGGCTGGGGGATAGGTGGAATGCAACCGCCGTTCTACGATGCGAAGGAGTTTTACATGAAAAAGAGGGAGAGGAACAGTTTTCTGACGCCGCTCGTCGTCGAGGTAATGCCGTCCGGCAAGACGTTTAAGGTAGCGAGGGAGTTCACCTACGCTTGGAAAAGGGGAACTATTCCGTTTCATGTCCCTGTGGGGTTTGCCACCGACTTTGCATCGATTCCCCGGTTTGCCCGGTTAATTATCCCGAAGTTGGGTAAGTACACTAAGGCGTCCGTTATTCACGATTACATCTACCAGACGCCACAAATAATGCAGACACGCAAAATTGCCGACCTTATATTCCTCGATGGAATGAAGGACCTCGGTGTGGTGAAGTGGAAGCGGACACTGATGTATTGGGCCGTCCGGGTCGGCGGCTACTTTGCCTGGCAGAAGAGGTCGCCGTGTGGTTTCTGAAATTTTTGAAATATCTGGCCGACGTTATCTTCACAGCGATTGTCATGGGTATTGCCCTTGCTTTTGCACTGGCATGGCTGATTCGTGAGGGTATCCTCGATATGAGAGGTTAAATGCCAATATACGAATACGAATGTCCTGATCATGGTAAATTCGAGGAGCTACAGCCTATGCGTTCGGAAAAGGAAGTAGAGTATCGCTGTTATTGCCCGGCGCCCGGCTGTATGATTTTAGCTCCGCCTGTTATTTCTCCGGTCAACTGGAAGATGGGCTGGAAATTCCTGAAGGGGAAGTCCGAACACTCACCGGCAGCTCCAACAGGCTCCGGTTATTATCCAGAGTGGGATCAGGCTTACAGACCATGACAACTAACTTAATGCCGACACCCGAAATGAATGAGAAAATCCGGCATAAGGCCAGGATATACCCGGACTGGTGGATTGAGACAGTCCTCGGCGGTAGCCTCTGGCCCATGCAGATTGCCATCGCTCAGTCCACTTTCTATTACCCAAGGACTACGGTAAGAAGCTGTGAAGCCATCGGCAAGAGCTACGCAGCCGCCCGGGTTGCACTCGCCTTCCTGTATAACTTTCCACCGGCCACTGTTATCACGACGGCGCCGACAAACCGGCAGGTCGAGGATGTCCTCTGGCGTGAGATCCGCATTGCTGTCGCAAATGCCAAATTCCCGCTCGAGGGAAACCTCACCCGGAAAGCCCTTGAGATGTCGGAAGACCACTTTGCCGTAGGATTCGCTACCGATGAACCGGAGCGTATGCTTGGCTATCATAATGTAAACGTGCTGGTGATTGGCGATGACGCTGCCGGCCTGACCAATGATATCTTCGGCGCTATCGAGAATCCGCTATCTACCGGTAATACCCATGAGTTGCTGCTCTCCAATCCTACTCAGTCAGTTGGTGCCTTTCGGGATACCTTCAACTCGGATCTCTACAAAAAGTTCCATATCACGGCGTTTGATTCACCAAACCTTGCTTCTTTCGGTATCACCCAGGAAGATATTGAGAACGGTGATTGGGAAAAGAAGTGGGCCGGCCAAGAACTCCCCTACCCTCAACTTATGAGCCCGGCGAAAGTCGCAGAGCGCTATAAGAATTGGGGCAAGGGCTCTTACCTCTACGTCGTCTTTATCCTCGGTGACTTTCCGGACGCCGGCGTCAATAACCTTATACGGCTATCGGATATCGAATTCGCCATGTCCCGGGAGATAGAGCGCAAGGAATACGAGAAGTCGATGAAGGTGGCCGCCCTCGATGTGGCCCGGTACGGCGATGATGAGTGCTGCTTCGCTATTAGCCAGGGAAAGAAAACCCTTGATAAAGTAACTTGGGGGCATCAGGAATCCAATTATACTGCTGGTCGGACTGCCAGATTGATAAGGGAAAACAAACCGGTCAGGACTTATATCGATGTGGTTGGCCTCGGTGCCGGTGTCTATGATATTCTCAAGAGGGAAATCGGCACAGAATACAAAATTATTGAATATGATTCCGGCAAGGCACCACTCGATAAGGAAAGATTCCTCAATCGCCGGGCTGAGGACTGGTGGAACTTCTCGAGGGAATTGGCAGATGGTGAACTGGATCTCCCGGATGATGACAAACTGAAGGCTCAGCTATCGGATATCCGGTACACCTATACGCCTCGAGGCTTGCTGCAGATTGAAAGCAAAGAGGATGCGAAAGCCAGGGGCAGCAAATCTCCGGACGTTGGCGATGCCGTTATGATGACAAGAAGCACGAAAAAGGGCGGTGGCAGTGGTGATGCAGTCAGGTATTAAGCCGCAGGACTTGGTATAAGGAGTACGATTATGGCTTCTATTTATACGCAGAACTATCAGCTTCACTACGATAAATGGTGGGAAATGTCCGCATTGTTCAAGCGCATGGATGAAGACCGCAAACTCGCCATTCTCGACCCTTATGTAATGCGGAACCTTGACAATAGCGGACCTACTCCGGACGTTATCAACGTCACCATGAACGAGGCCAAAGTCTTCCTGGGACGCAGTGCCGCTATAATGAACGGCGCCAATATGCAGCGTATCGTCTTCGGCAAAAACCTTTCCGATAAAGAGACTACCACGCTTGAGAATTTCTACCATGATATCTATTATGTCAATGACCTGATGGTGGCCAACGCCTTCGCTGTTTCACTCTACGGATTTCTCATCGAGCAGATACTACTCAGGGGTTCCATCGCTGCCCGGGTCCTGATGAGGGAAGATGGCGACAAATTTCTCCCGGATATTTCCCCAATGGATACACGGTACTTCACTTACGAAACTGATACGGCTGGCCTGATATGGGGTGCTTACGCCACTACCCGGTCGAAGGCTCAGATTGAAAGAGACTACGGTATAGTCGTCCGTAGCAGGTACTCCGTGATTGTTGAATTCTGGAATGAGGACGTTAATGAGATATATATAGCATCACGATTATACAAGGGTGGCAGTGAAACAAATGACCCGAGTAAGTTTCCTGAAAGAGTAATAAATCATGGGTTGGGGTACCCACCTTTGATTTACATGAAGTCCGGTGCCGGTCTTTCGAGTTCGATGGACTCTAACAACATCCAGTACGAAGGCGAAAGCATATTTGAAAACAATCGGGGGTTGATACCGGAACTTAACCGGGCAGCCTCCATCTTCCAGACTCTAACCGCTATGACCTTCGAGGGTTCCTACGAGTATGAAAGCGATGAAGGTTCTGAGGCCACACCACCGAAGAACTTTGGCGGACTCCGGAAAATAATACCAGTTGATAGTGGTGGTGGCTTCAAGATAATACAGATTAACGATGTTAAGAACGCTACCAGGCTATTCTACAATATGCTCGTCGGCGCCCTGCAGCGTGGTGGTTTGCCAAACATCGACTTTGGCAACCTCAGCTTCCCGTTGAGTGCTGTAGCTATCTCCAAGCTGACCGCCTCTAAGGATGCAATATTCATCCCGAGGTTAAATGCTATCGCTCTATTTTTCCGGGCCGCTTCTCAGATGATAAAGAAGCAGTATATACAGGGCGGTTACACGGTCGAGTTAGGTGAAGAGGGATTCGAGAGAGAATACTCTACCAGCGATATCGATAAGAAGTTCGGTACGAAGTATGAGTTCCATTCTACTTCCCCTGAGCAGGATATCGCAAATACGGCTATCAGCCAGCAACAGTTGGCTTTAGGACTGCCGAAGCACTATGTTTTTGAAAAGACGCTCAGAGTAGACAACCCTGATGCGCTGATAGCTGAAGGCAAGGCGGAGAAAGTCGAGGACGGAGATATCGCTCAGACGCTCTACATAGTTGGTCACCAGCAGATTGAAGACAGCAAAACTAATCCCGGTTCTGCTCTTCTGGCTGAAATGACTCTGCAACAGCTTGAAATGGTACTCCGTGATAGGGCCGGGGGTGGCAATATGGGCTTGGCTCCAGGGCGCCCGGGGGGTAGGGCATCAATCAAGCCGATGGTCCCATTGCTTGATAAACAAAGCGGCGGTGGCGGCGGTCAGCCAGCCGGGGATGAGTCTATGATTAGCCCCGAGGAATCCGATAGGCGAGGGGAACGCCGTGAAGAGATAGTCCGCAAAAGCAGGGGAGAAGAGAGATAATGGCAGGTAAACTGACTCATCAGGAATTTGACAGGCGTGTTGAAGAGGCCATGAAACCGCAGGCCGCCGGCGGCGGTGGCGGCAACTTCGCTCCCGGCCTTCAGCAATTACGCAAAGCGGCCAGCCAGCGCCGGCAGTTGACTCCACAACGACCGATCCCAGCATCATAGTATATTACTATAACGCCGGACCCGGGGGTAGACAATGAACGGCAGGATTTCAAAAAAGTTAAGGCAACTCACCCGGAGAAATTGGAAAAGTTTTTATGAAGATATTGCCAAGTTACCATTTAGAACTAGACTAATGGTAGCGTGGTGGATTATAAGACCTCAAAGGTGATAGATGGTAACTGGTAACCAATTAAAAACAGGATATTGGCGTATCAACCCGGCCACTGGTGAGCGTGATTGGATTGCACAGAGCAATCAGCCACCTACTCCGGACCTTGAAGAGGAAGAGGTTGAAGTCGAAGAGGAAGAGCCGATTAGTCCGCTAATAACCTCAAGGGAATTCTTCGAGTTCGATGAGGCTTTTGCTGAGGCGCAAGCTCGGGCTCGGGCGGAGCAGCCTACCTTTGACCAGCTAGACCTTGTTCAGCTTGAGGCGGTAACTCCGGCACCAGACGTAACAGACTTGGCGAGACTTTATGGGCTTCCGTCTAACAGGTTCGTTGGTGAGGTACAACTGGCGCAAATGCGTCTGCCACCTGAAGAGCGTAGAGTGACGTGGCAGATACCATACGAGCAGTATCTAAGCTGGGAACAGGCCAGGTGGCTGGGTTTTGACGTGCCGGAGGGCAGTGTCGTAAAGGTGACACCTATGGCTCAGGGTGAGCCGTCTTTCTTCCTGTTGCCGACGCCGGAGGCCGAGGCTGAAAAGGTCAGGCCGGATGAACAACTGGTAAAACACCTTCGCAGTGTCTACCCTTCCATGTTCGACCCGGCCAATAGCTACGGATATTCACTCGATGAAATACCCGGGGTAGTTGTTGAGCAGCTCCGGAATAGAATGGCCACTGATTACGCCGGCTTTGTCGAGGAACTAAAAGCCAGGGTGGACCCACAAGAGGCAGAGGACATTCTCAGGCTATTTGGTGTTACTGAAGAGCATATCCTTCAGACATTGGATTTTATCGACCAAGAGGCCCGGGTTAATACGCTTATAACCGACGTCTTCCCGGACTTCGCTAACGCTGAGGAACTAGGTGGGCTAGTTGATAGTGACTTCGCTCTCTTCATGGAGACGATGCAGACCGGCGGTGGCACTCCAGAAAAGAGGCGGCTGCTAGAACTCATGGGCTTTGAGCCGGTAGAGATAAATGAGATATTCAGCCGGCAGAGAATTGTTGTCGAGGTTGACGGTATCCGGCAGATGCTCACCATCGATATTGAGAATCAGGCCGCCTATAATGCCAGGGGTGATTACATCGGCGCTTTTAATGCCGCTACCAAGCAGTTCACTAAGGAGCCCCAGCAGAATATAGCGAAGGACTTTTGGGATTGGACTGCTTTCCAGTCCCGGACGCTGTGGGAGCAAGGCGAGAACTTCATGCTCTCAGTCATGCCGGAGATTATCTTCGCTGAGATACCCGAGAACAAGGCAGACAGGGATCCTCTTGAGAAACTGTTTAGCGAGGATATGATAAATTCCATCAATGAGAATAATCGCCGGATGAGGGAGAACTTCAGGTATCTCTATGGCAAGAACAAAGAGGAATATCAGAAATGGGTAGCCAAGAATCCGGAGATGGCAGCCCCGATTGCTTATCAAGAAGGGGCCTACCAGCATCCAGAGTTACTAAAAGACTATAAGTATTATATCTATGAACTGGC